GTAGTTCTACATTGTCATTCGTAGATGGAAGTGATGGAGTAGTCTTGGATAGCACATATCCTATTTATTTATTCAAATTTATTAATATACACCCATCAGAAGATGGTAGAAAAGTAACTTTTCAAGCAAATGCCTCTGGTGGAAGTGGTTATAATGAAACTATAACTAGCGCATTTTTTTTAGCATCACATAGAGAAAATGATGCTGCTGCTTCATTGTCTTATAATGCAAATGAGCATCAAGCTAATGGTACAAGTTTTCAAAATTTTACTTCTCCTATTGGTAATGGTAATGATGAAAGTGGTAGTGGAGAACTTTGGTTATATGGAATTTCATCAACAACTTTTGTAAAACACTTTATGGCTAATTTTCAAATTTATGAAGATAATAGTGCATCTGTTAATACTTATGCTGCTGGATATTTTAACACAACTTCTGCACTTGATGAGTTTCAGTTTAAATTTAATTCTGGTAATATAGATAGTGGTACAATAAAACTTTATGGAATAAAGGACGCATAATGACATTACCAACTTCAGGATTAATTACAATAAATGATAGAGGAGCTAGATCAGCTACTACTTTTGGATCTGCTGAAGCTGTCGGTGGTAATATGGTATTTATTAAAAAGCTAACTGCTAGTTCATCTGGTACATTATCTTTTGTTGATGGTGCAAGTTCAGTTGTTTTAGATAATACCTATAAAGAATATTTATTTACTTTTAATAATATTCATCCAGCTACTGATAACACCAAACTTACATTTAATTGTTCAATAGATTCTGGTTCAAACTATAATGTTACAAAAACATCAACAGCAATTTATTCTTATTTTGCAGAAAATGGTGTTGGATATGGTTTAGGATATTATACATCAGAGGATTTAGCACAATCAACATCTTTCCAACCTCTAATAGTTGCTTCAGGAAATGCAAATGATGAATGTGGTAGTGGATATTTACATCTTTTTAATCCAAGTTCTACAACATTTGTAAAACATTTTATATCAAGAGGTAATGCGTATTCAGGAGATTACTCACAAGAAGTGTATTCAGGTGGATATATGAATACAACAAGTGCAGTTGATGCAGTTCAATTCAAAATGAGTTCTGGCAATATAGATGCTGGAGATATTTGCCTTTACGGAATACTATAATAATGATACATAAACACAAAGGAGAAAACTATGCCAAGATATCATAATATAAACGGTAACAAAGTACAGTTTACAGCAGCTGAAGAAGCCGCTAGAGATGCTGAAGAAAAAGCGTGGTCAGATGCTGCCCCTGCTAGAGCTTTGGCTGATCTAAGAGCTAAAAGAAATAGACTTCTTGCTGAAACTGATTACCTAGCTTTATCTGACAATACTCTATCAGACGATATGAAGACATATCGTAAAGATCTTAGAGACTTGCCTGCAGGTAAAGATACTGTTGAAAAATGTGAAAATGCTACGTGGCCAACTAAACCGTAGTAGAGCATAGGTATATACTATGTTACAAAAGGTAAAGTTTGCACCTGGATTTAATAAACAAGTTACATCTACCGGTGGTGAAAGCCAATGGGTAAAAGGTGATAACGTTCGTTTTAGATATGGTTCACCTGAAAAAATAGGTGGATGGTCTCAATTAGGTTCTGTTGCTGTTACGGGTAGAGCTACAGCTATTCATCACTTTGTAAATACATCAGGTATTAAGTATGCTATTTTAGGAACAAACAGAATTTTATATGCATACTCTGGTGGTATTTTTTATGATATACATCCAATTAAATCTACAACATCATTATCAAATGCTTTTTCTACAACCAATGGATCAGCAACTGTTACATTAACTTTTGCATCAGCACACAACATAAATAAATTTGATATAATATTATTAGATACTTTTACATCTATAACTAATTCTGATTTTGGATCTGGTGATTTTACAGATAAAAAATTCATGGTAACATCAATACCAACAGATACAACTCTTACAATAGAAATGGATTCTAATGAATCTGGATCTGGTGCAACAACATCAGGTGGTATTAGAGTTCAACATTACTATTCTGTTGGACCAGCAGTTGAGGTTGCATCAACAGGTTGGAGTCTTGGATCATGGGGTGGACAACAAGCCGGTCAGTTTACATCAACACTATCATCATCAATAAATACAAGTGTAACATCATTAACGATGGCAAGTTCGAGTTCGTTTCCATCTTCTGGAACTGTGTTAATTGATAATGAATTAATTACTTATACAGGAAATAGTGGTGGTACATTATCAGGATTAACTAGAGGTGCTAATGGTACAACAGCAGCAACACACTCATCGGGTGCAACAGTAACAGATGCATCAAACTTTTTTGCATGGAATGCTGCAGCATCAGGAGATATTGTAACTGCACCAGGTTTATGGTCTTTAGATAATTTAGGTAACAAACTTATTGCAACTATTAATGGCGGTGAAAGTTTTGAATGGAATTCAAACCCAACTGATGCAAACTCTACTAGAGCAACTATTATAACAGGAGCACCAACAGCTTCTGCATTTAGTTTAGTATCTACACCAGACCGTCACTTAATATTTTTTGGAACAGAAACAACTATTGGTACAAAGTCTACACAAGATGAAATGTTTATAAGATTTTCTTCTCAAGAAGATATTAATACTTATACACCTTCAGCTACTAACACTGCTGGTACTCAAAGACTTGCAGATGGATCTAAAATTATGGGAGCCATTAGAGGTAGGGATGCAATTTATATTTGGACTGATACTGCATTATTTATTATGCGTTTTGTTGGTCCACCATTTACATTCTCGTTTCAACAAGTTGGTACTAACTGTGGATTAATTGGACAGAATGCAGCTGTTGAAGTTGACGGTGCTGCATACTGGATGTCAGAAAATGGTTTTTTTAGATACACAGGTAAACTAGAATCATTACCGTGTTTAGTTGAAGATTTTGTATTTGACGATATTAATACAACACCTAAACAACATATTAATGCAGGATTAAATAACTTGTTTGGTGAGGTTATGTGGTTCTATCCAAACTCAGGTTCAGGTGTTGTAAATAGAATGGTAGCTTATAATTATCTAGATTCAAGCACCGAGCGACCAGTATGGACCACAGGAACTTTAGCAAGAACAGCATGGGAAGATTCTGCTATATTTGGTAAGCCACATGCAACAGAATATGATTCAAGTGCAGAAACAGCTGATACAGATGTTAACTATGTTCATGGTAATACAGACGGTGCATCTACATATTATGAACACGAAACAGGATTAAATCAAGTTAAAGGAGGTCAAACAACTGCAATTACTGCAAACATTGAATCTGGAGATTTTGATATTGGTCAACAAGGTTTAGCTGGTGACGGTGAGTTTATGATGAAAATAAGAAGAGTTATACCAGATTTTTTAGCACAAACAGGTGATGCAAGAGTAACATTAAATTTAAGAGATTTTCCAAATGATACACAAGCAAGTTCATCTCTTGGTCCATTTACAATTAATTCAGGTACACAAAAAATAGACACACGTGCACGTGCTAGATCTATATCTTTAAAAGTAGAAAATACTAGTACAAGTCAATTTTGGAAACTAGGAACATTTAGAATAGACTATCAACCAGATGGAAGAAGATAATGGCAAGAATTGTACAATCATTAACACAACCTGATACAGAGTATAATCAACAAACTCAACAATCTTTTGTAAGAGACATAGATAGTATTGTACAAAAATTAAATACTACCTATCAACAAGATTTAAAAGACGAAGCAGAAGCGGAGGCATACTTCTTTGGCTAATTCATTTGTAAATAAAAAAGTAGATTTAACGACTACATCAGCTACAACACTGTACACAGTGCCAACGGCCACTACCGCTATTGTAAAATCTATATTAGTATCAGAAGATTCTGGTAATGCAGATACTATAACAGTTACTATTACAGATACCAGTGATAACGTATTTAGCTTATTTAAGACAAAGTCTATATCTGCTAATGGAACAACAGAATTATTATCAGCCCCTTTAGTATTAGAAGAAAGTGAAATATTAAAAGTGACTGCAGCGACAGCTAATAGACTACATGTAGTCCTTTCGGCCCTACAATCTAAGCCTAGAGAAGTTACAACATAGTCTTGATTTACTTGTCAAAAGCAAGTAATACTATAAATTCAGGTGAAATCCCTGCCTTTTTAATATAAACAATAATAACATATATATGATTACAAGAATGCAAATGCCAAGACAGTTACGTAATAAAGGTGGAATAACTAATGTTGTTCCAAGAGAAGAATATGGTCTTGGTAGTAAATTAAAAGAACGTTTTAGAAAAATTATACCTAATGAATTAGCAAATATTGCAGTTAAAGCTGCACCGTTTGTTGCACCATTTAGTCCTGGTATTGCAGGTTTGATGAGAGGTATAGGTAGATTTGATCAAAGAGGTAGTATCAGTGATGCATTAAAACAAGGTTTTGCTACTTATAGTTTTGGTAAACTTGCAGGAAAAATACCTGGAACAGAAAAATATTTTGGAAAGGGTATGGAAGGAGCCAAAACTCTTGCAGGAGATGTAAGAACAAAAACTGGTAGTTTATTTAAGTCTCAAGAAACACAAAATTTAAAAAACGCAAAAAATGCAGATGATGCTAGAAAAGGTGTTGGCATAATACAGCAAGCAACAGATGCAACAATTGGTAAGATACCTGGATTAAAATCTTTACCAGATTTTGTTCAACAACAATTGTTTGTAGGTGGTATTACATCAGGAGCATCTGCATTAGCAAGTTACTTTCAAGGAGATTTTAGAGAACAAGAATCTGGTGAAACTATGGAAGAATATCTAGCTGCAAGAAAAGATGCAGTTGGAAAACAAATGAGAATTTATATGGATAACTATTATGCAAATGATCCAGAATATTCAGCATTAGATGATGCAGGCAGAAACGCATTTGTTGCAAGATACAATGTTCGTGATGGTGGTAGAATAGGATATCAAACTGGTGGTATTACTATGTCTAACACACTTGCAGAAAACATAGCTCGTAATAGAGCTAACCAAGCTGCGTTTAATCAAATGATTAGACCAGCTCAAATAAGAGCAGCAAAAATAACACCATCTAAAATAACAGATGCAAAAATAACACCATCTAAAATAACAGATGCAAAAATAACACCAGCTAAAATAACAGATGCAAAAATAACACCAATAGAAACTAGAGATCTTAATTTAAATAGAAACCCTGCATTAGATTTATTAAATCAGCCACAACAACCATTATTTTTAAAAGGCATAGATCAAACAAGTATGCCTAGAACAATAACTCAAGATGATATAGATACTTTTAATTTTGATCCACTAGGTTTACCTGTGACCAGCACTATTGTTAGTCCTTTAACACCTACTGGTATGCAAAGCCTTGCAGAATTAAATGCTATTAGAGATAGAATTTTAGCAGCACAAGCAGCTATGAAACCAACATACCAAGAAAGATTAATGGGTGAGAGTTGGGAAACATTAAGTGATAATGATCAATACAGAATTGCTATGGAATATCCAGGCGAAACACCACCAAGAAGAAACCCTAATTTTGTTCCTGGTTTAGCAGCTGGCGGCATGCCAACAGGTATCATGAGATCAAATAAAGCAGGAGTCATGGAACGAGATTACAGAGATGAGG